CCCCAGCCCAATCTCCCTTTGAAGTCAGCGCCAGTAGGTCGGCCACCTGGGTTAACCCACCAGTTAAAGGGGCTAACAGATTATCTCCCAGACCTGCCATGGTGTTCTTTATGCCAGACATGACCCTGTCATACTGACCCCAGAAAGTACCTAGTTGCTTCTCAGCTTCTATAGTAGTTCTGGTATTCTCCTGAAAAGCTCTAGTCGAAATCTGAGTGTATTCGGTTACTTTACCCATTGCATCGGGTAACTTATTGGCCAGGTTTCTACCATACGACCCGAACAGATCTCCTGCCAGGGCTGCTCTCTTATACTCGTTGGTTACAGTGCCTAACTTCTGAGATACCTTAGCAAAGAACTCAGGTAACTTACCCTCTCTGACAGCCTGATTATATTCTTCCTGAGTTATACCTAACTCAGCCATGGCTTCTAATGCTGGTTTAGATCCGCTGGTGAAAACAGTGAACATTGACCTAAACGCAGTAGCCATCATTTCAGGCTGGACACCCATTTCTGCAAACGCGGCGGTCATGCCGTTAACATCATCTATCCCCATGCCGAACTCTTTTCTGAGTCCCATCATAGCGATATTACCACGAATTAACTGTTCTTCATTAGCTCCTGAAGCATCAGCTAACTCTGCAACTGAAGACGAATATCTAGCGACCTGGTCGTTGGTCATATTATAACCGTTAGCTATCTGGGTCAGATAGTCTGCGGTTTGTTCGGCACCCATGTTCCATGCAGTAGATGCTTTGATTAAGGTTTCAGTGCCGGCTACCAGTTCTTCTATATTCTTATATCTACCAGATGCTGCTAATGTAGCGCTTGATCTGGCAATATCTTCGGTCGATTGACCATACTTGTTGGATAGGTCACGGATAGAGCTCTTAAATGCATCCTGCTTATCTACTGCGATATCCATGACCTTATTAACACGCATAAAGGCAGCTTCTTGATCAGCTGCATATCTAACTGAGGCTCCTCCAGCAGTTACAGCTGCTGCTCCAGCTACAGCTAATCCTGTAGCTATGGCTCCGCCTAACTTGGTGAAGGTCCCTTCTATCTTAGAGGCAGACGCTGTCGCTTCTGATTCTGCCTTCTTTAAAGACGAGCTGAACTTAGACGAGTCTAAGGTCATATCGACTACTAGATTCCCTACATTTGCCATCTAATCACCCCCAACGTTTTTCAAATCCACGGCTGGCTAACGCAGATTTAAGGGCCTCTTCTTTTGTCTCTTGTATCTGTTCTCTCTCCGGGGTCTTAGGTAAATACTGGTCCAGAGACTTCAATTTTCCACTGAAGAATCCGCCCAGGAAATTAATCGTTCTCCAAGCAAGGGTGATTACGGTCTCTGCTTGACGTAAGTTTCTAGCCTGTAAAAACTCATTAAGTTCTACTATCGTCATGCAGACTGCATCAGTAGGTAATACTCCAACGGCTGAAGCTTCACTCAGCGCCCACTGGAGGTTCCACTCCTCTCTTGGCTTTCCCGGACTTTGGCTTGACTGGCTCGTCTCGCTTTCCTTTGGCGACACGAAAGCCTATAGCTGCCTGCACCGCCTCGGCGATCTGCCTCATAAGGAGCTGCTGAGCTTCCTGGAACTTCTGCATAGCTTCCTGTTCATCCTCGTACTCAGCGAATATCTCTCCCAGGTGTTGGAAGTGTTCCTCAATTAACTCGGCAGATTCGTCTATGGATATCAGTTTAGTATCGCGCTGAACTCTCTTAGCCCCATTGATGCCCTCTCTGAGAAGTACTACCTCTTCAGGTATATCGTACGGCATATCACCAAGTTGCCAAGTGGTTGGTCTCCCAAACCCAAGAGCCTTTAGAGACGCATGAGCATTAGTCAGCGCCATAATGTCAAATCTTATCTCATGAACTTTACCGGACAGGTCAACGGGGTACATTATCTTCTGGTTAGCCATTTTCAATCACTCATGAACTTCTTAGCGATCATTATACAATAGTCACGAAACTCAGTTAGCGTTAAATCGTTTTTCATAGTATTACATTTATGACAGACTACCATCACATTAGTTCCATCTATGAAATCTTCATTATTAATTCTATCCAATGTGGGGGTATCCTGCTGAGTCTTGCCACGGCGAATAGGACTCCAGTACAACTGCTTGCCACACAGCATACAGTGTTCATGAGTCTTAGCCATGTGTTCTAACTCATCTACGGTCAATCGCACATCTATACCGCGCCTCTTGTGGCTGAAATAGGTATTATGTGCCCATCGTCTGTGAAAGTGAGCCGCATCCCACGCGCGACGTCTCTTATCCTGTGCTTCCTTGTACTCTGGTCTCGATCTATATTCATCATTCTTCAATCGATCATGCTCCCGTACATCTGGATCTAAACGTCGTCGCTTGGAGGCTTCCTGATAACAATATTTGCACCAGCTATCATGTCTGCCGCGATCGGCTTTAAAGTAGAAGTCCTCTAGCGGTCTGACATTTCCACACTTGGTACACGTCTTGTTAGTCATTACAGACCACCAATATTTAAAAAATAAGACCTGCCTAAGCAGGTCTATAATACAACACACCATCGCCCCTAAAGCTCAAATTCTCTGTTAGAACTGCCTTCGGGTCTAGGCCGCTGTCAATGCTTTCTAAGTAGCAATATCCTTCCCACCTAGAGTCGTTAGTACTGTTAGAGTATAGAGATACGATAAGGGTAACACCAAACTTAGCGGTGTGATCCTTAGCATCTAATCCACCAGCTAAAGACTGCGTACCTAAAGCTGCGACTATACCAGCACCAGTCTCAGTAGAATATCTGTCTGCGGTAAAGTTGATAAAGTTACACGCATCAGAAGCTTTAATCGCAGCAATGACCTGGTTAGCGGTAGAAGATATTGCACTACCGCCATCGGTAGCCAAAGATACGGTTACAGCCTTGCCTACTACAGAAACCGCCAACGATTGGCTTGGAGCTCCTGGGTCAGTCATGGTAATAGAGTAGCTGTTTCCAGCCACCCCACCCAGGTCGTGCTTAAACACGATGTGACTGTTAGCATTTCCACCAGTGGTGGTATAAGTAGCCTCAGTCCTTAGGGCAAAGGTGTCCAGGGTTAGGCTAAAATCATTCACGGTTGGGTATCTGCGAACATATCCATCGCCGAGAAGGGTTATATCCTGAAGCTGTGGACCAGTGGTCAGCCTAGCTACCGTTCCGCCCAGTAAAGTAGTCTGGGTGGTGTAGTAAGTACCGGTTGCACATCTTACAGTGTAAGACCCTGCTAGAGGAGCGCTCAAAATTATGACTCCACCAGCGTACTGAATCTCAGCAGGAGTTAGGGGGTCGAACCCGCCCCCGTCGTCCACCTCAAAAGTTGGAACTGCACTCCTAGCTAAGTATCTCTTAGTAGCATCAGTTATCTCGTAAACGGTTTTTGCAGGATACCCCAAAGCCGACCAATCTAACTCACTCATAGCCTCGTTAGTAAGGCTCCCGGTAGTGCCGGAAGTCGTCTTAACAATAGCCAAACTCATTCCTACTGGGGTAACCATTTAAATCAGCCTCCCCAAGTTTAAGCGTAGACCAGTAAGCTGTTGCCCTTGATCGAAACAGATGCCCTCAAGACTTCCTTGGGGTCGAAGGTGTAATCAAAGGACTCTACGAATCCAGTGCCGGTTAGGGTATGTCCGCCAGGCATGGTGATAATTAGCTGCTCGTCAGCAGGGGTGTATAGAGCGGTGATAAGCTCAGCTTGTCCAGCATCAGTAGCATCATAAACTAGGTCCATAGTGATTGACCAATCAGATATGGTTGGATACCTAGCAACATAATCGTCACCAATAGAGGTTATATCAACCAGAGAAGGTCCATTGGTCAGTCTCATGTTGGTAGCTCCGCCGATAGTTGCGGCCTTGAACGATACTGCGAAAGTAGTCTTAATCGGTAGTGGTGTAACCATTTATATCATCTCCATTTATACAAATACTTCGAAGTTTGTACTATATTCTGTCCAGTTATTATTGTCTTTACCGAGGTAAAGCGCACCGCTGTTAACCGGTATAACATAAATGATGCGCAACCCATTTGAGGTGAATTCACCTGAGCCTTCTAGATAAGCCTGAATACTATTGATGTCTATTAGCGCCTGACTCGGATCATCGTCTCGAACTAAGATCTGAATCCTAGGAAAACTGATCAATGATGCTTTCTGGCCTATAGCTCTATCTGGCTCGTTTCCTTGATAGCCTGTAACTACTATCACGTCTGACGGTGATGGCGGTTTCCAGTCCACGAATATGTCTGTACCTACTGTGCCATAACCGCCAGTTTGGAGGTAGTAGGCTATTGAGTCTTGTGGACTTGTAACCATCCAGGTTCCTCCTTATCTACTTGCTACTTTAGCTCCGAATAGAAAACCGCATGCCATCAGAGCTAGGTCTTTCATATCGGCTACATCGCCATAACGTATAACCAGATATGAAAATACTACCATAATCAAAAGGATGATGGAGTAAGTCCTAAACCCTTTAAAGGACTTACCGAACAGAATAAGCTCTGCATCATCCGCTACTGGGTTAGGCACAGGTTCAGCTTCCACCCGCTCCTCCTGAGCCCCCATGCAAGGACACTTACAACCTTCAGGCATTTTTATCCATTCCTAGCTCGTGCTGGATCTTGGCAGCATGATCCTCTAGATCCTTAGCCATAATCTCCAGGTCTATTACCTCTTCCTGAGTGACGATATTATCCTTGCGCATCTCGTTAATATATTGAATCGTTCTGCTAATATCTGCCATTAGCTCTACGCTTTCAGTCAACAGAGTGCCGTATTTACCCTTTCCACTCTTAAAGTAAATACCAAGGATAGTACCAATCAAACCGATTAAGAGAGACCCTAGATTAGCTAGAAGCTGGTAATCTACAGAGTCCATAATCAACACCTAAATCTTGAACGTAGTCACTCCATTCTGAGCAGCTCTCAGGTTACGAATTGCCAGTAGCTCTAAACCATCCGTACCATATTTATCTCGCCACTGGTAACGATTAAGCTTGCCACCGCCGTTAGACTCGATGATCCTGAGCCAGTCCTTGCCATAAGTCTTCTCGACCTCGGCCACAGACTTCTCGTTTAGCCAGGCTCCTATGATGACGTCATCAGGCTTAAGCTCGCTCTTCTTCACCATCCTATACCCATCTTCCTCTTCTGCGTCCAGCACTTTAACCCTGTATATAAACTTCATTGGGTCGAGTCCGGGTACAGATACGGTTGATCCTAGAGGTAACGATGCTTCCTGGCCCTCCCAGGGGAGACACTCTAACCATTGTCCAGTTGGATTTTCTTGAGACATTTCTAATCACCTAAATATTTATCTTGTATTGACCTTTCTTAAACTTATCGATAACTTCTGTAGCTGCTGATTCCAGGAATTTAGCCTGGCCTGGTGCATTATGGTGTAACGATGTATCTTCATGCTGCCTAATCGAGTAAGAGGCCGCAGCCCCACCATAACCTACTTGGACTTTCTTAGCCCCATCATCGCGTGCGACCATAGCCGAGTTTCGGAGGGTTCCTGTGTCGACTGGGCAGCGCTGTTGGGATAGGGACTTTACGTCATTCCCCATAGTCTCTAAAGTATTCATAGCCTTCTTTTCTAAGTCTTTATCTACATTTGGCATCAGCCATGTAAACCTTGCCATTATCGCCCCCTTGAGTAGAACCTCTCGTCCAGGATTAGGTCTATGACTTCCTGGATCTCTCTAAGCTCTTCACTCGTAAACTCGACAAAGTCGCCACGCCATTTCTCGACTATAGCTGCGACCCGGGTATTCTTGAACTTGTTACGTTGGTATGGAGTTTTCATTTCAATCTACCAATTT